CAAACTTAGGAACCTTTGTAGTGTCAAAGATACGGCTACCCATCGGAGTAAGGACACCATGAGGAGCGGTGTAAACTGTACGCCTATTACCACTAGCAAGCCCAACATAGTAAATCTCGCTCACGTTAAGGCCAAGAGGATTACGTACCTTTGCAGAAAGCATCATCGTCTGCCGGATGATTGATTTACCATCTTGAGCATACTCTGGATCATCAGCATGAGCAATGAAGAAACAGTGTTGTTTATTCTGACCTGTTGCACGAAGGATGCGAGTGATTACATCCATAGTGTGGCTATTGCGAGCGCCCCAAGCAGCAAGGCCGGGAGCGTCGATCGAAGGAGTGAATGTGGCTGACTTACCAACTCCACGATTGATAGCATCAGTGATGCTAGCAGCAACAATGTTAGTGACGCTATCGACAATGACACTTTGATATGTATCCTTCTGTTGTACGATGAATGATGCAGCTTTCTTCGCTTGTTCGATCTGCTCACCAGCAGGAAGAAGAGAGAAGTCAAGTAGATCGAAATCGTTACGGTGAGCTACGGAGAGGAAACCATCTGGGTCAAAGTTGATCAACAGTTTGCGACCCGGAAGGCTCATTGCCCATGTTGTCTTGCCAGTCTTTGCATCACCCCAGATGACACCAGCAAGTCGGTGGACTAGATCAGCAGCACTAGTTGGTTGCACTTGGTTGCTCCGTATCTGCTACATCGGATGTAATCATTTCAGCAAGTGCTTTTTGGATTTCATCTGAAAATTTTAAAAAGTTCTGCAAAACCTCGGGGTCGATAGAGACTGCGTGGTTCTCGTGATGGTTCACTGCAAGATTGATATGGTATCCATCGTAAGACGCATACACACCATCGCCAAGATAACGTGGTTCAGGAAGTGGCATGATTGTTACTCCTTTGCTTTCCAAGGACCGGCTTGTTCTTCGTTTTGGTGTAAACCTACAGAGTTACGAAACATTGCTCTTGAACGGCCTTCATCACCTTTTCCACCACGATGTTTAGTGATAATGTCGTCAATAAAGTCACAGAAAAGTTTGAATTGTTCTTCGGTCATTTGCACGACTGTTACTCCTTTCTCAAGAAAGCTTTGAACTCGCTTGGGGACATTTCTTCACTGATAATCATCTGTTCCCACATTACTTGTTGGTCTTCACGTTGTGCGGAACATAGATCAAGCAATGCACAAGGACGGAAGTATCGGTTACAAGAGTGCGTAAACATAGGTGCGTCAATTGCTGCCTCGTCACGATACTGTGCCATTACATCCAATGTAAAGAGCGCAGTTGTCAAGAAGTTACCAACTGCTTCTCTGTCACGATGGATGGGAAAGTGCATATTAGGTGCACTCGTCTTACGCACAGGTAAGGCACTACCTATCAAGATACACTCGTCAGCAACTTCTGGGAAGTATGCTTGGAGTGCACCAATGTATCCACTCTGTTGATGACGAGTACGAAACTGTTCACGCCAACCATCACCCATCGTGCTAGTCGTTTTGTATTCACCGAGTTTAACACGTTTAGTTTCGGGGTTTTGATAGAGAACGTCACCAAGACCGATGAAACGGATTTGTTCTTTGTAAGGATTGTTAAACTCACCTATTACATCGCATGTAAAGATTACGTCCATACTCTTTTCTACACCGATAGTCTTGGTCGGATCGTTCTCATCTTCAATGTAAATTGGAAACCGAGACAGGTTTGACAAGAAATATCCTGCAAGCTCAAACGCACAATGCTCAAGGTTTGCAAGAGTACGATTGCGATCGTTCTCGTCGTCGTAGAAGTCACTCGTAGCGATGACATCAACAGCGAGTTTCTCCAAAGCACGAGACGGGTTCTGTTTATACAGTTCAAGATACTTGTCAAACGACAGAGCCTCAAAACGATGCTCTCCATAGAGACTGACACCATGAAAGCGTCCATGATCAGGGAGGCCTTGAACCGCCGCAATCTGCATAAGATTGAATGCTGCGAATACATCGTGCATCACAGAGCCAGCTTCGAGAGCCATTTGACGATAGCCAGTGACAAAGCGTTTGTGTTGCACGTTGTGGATAATGCCCCATTTGGGACACGTAGTCACTGCCTCAACGAGAGAGCTAGTAACATATGGCATGGATGTCTTCGTTACATCCGATGGGGTGCGTTGCACTCTCCAGTCGAGTACGCGGGTCAATTCGGTTTTCCTTTCGGCTTGGAAGACATTTCGTCGATGAAAGCGTCTACGACTTTAGTCATTGTGTTCGTTGGTTTGATTGCTTCTTTGTTTTTCACAAGGAAAGCAACTTCTGTCCCAAGAATTGTTGCAGCTGTGTCAAGCATACCAGACATAAGACTGTTTATCTTTTCGGGTTGCTCTTGTACAATGGTATCGGCTACAAAAGCAAAGAGATAGTTCAAGAAGCACACAAGACAAAGGTCATGCTCTTCTGCTAACTCGATCAGCTTAGTGCCTACAATCATTCCATTGGTTGTGTAGTCATCTATATGTTCAGGTTTTAGGTGTTTTAGCGTGGTTGTCACAGCATTTTCCTTTCCATTGCTCGTTGTTTATCTTCTTGTTTACCGCGATCGTGGTTACACTTTTGACATGCTCCAACTTGACGGATCATTTCTTTGTTGATGTATGCACCACGACGGTTTGTGTTACGACTATCCAAGTGATCAATTGTGCATTCTGTTGGTGGTATCTTTCCATCTGGGAACATACCAAAGGTCATAGGTTGTTGACACCAGAAGCAGAAACCACGTTGAACCCACCAAAGACGGAAACGTTTAAGCACTTTGTCACTTGGGTAGTGTGTGAAGTTCTTGTCACCCAACCGCTCCAACATCAATGCTTGTATCTCGTTGAGAGCGAATGGGTAGTCTTTAGGATTAAAGATGTATTTTGTGTTACCATCTTTGATACGGATGTATTCTCGATCACGGCGGTTTGCCATAAAATAACTCCCATATTGCGATGTTACATTGGATGTAAGACAAGACCAGTAAGAGAATTAAGTAGTTTCCATAAAAATCATACATGGTCTTGTCTCCTCTGTTGTGTTTATTTGTACGGTCCAATGATTACGTCAGGATCAGTGATTTGACAGTGTTTCTTCTCACGAAGAATTAGACACTGTGCTCGTGCTGCTTGTTCACGAAACTCTTGTGTCTCAAAACCCCAAGCGACGCGAAACCTGTCGCAAGTGCAGATGGAGTAATACTGTCGAACATAATTAGAATAGACAGTATCACCATCATTCGGAGGAGTGGGCACTTCTGGTGGTTGCGTAGGTGGAGGAGGAGGAGGAGGAGGAGGAGGAGGCTCACAAGGTTGATCACCACAAGCCAAAGCAGGTGAAGCAATCAACAAGAGCAAGAATAGAAGTTGTTTCATTGCTATTCCTTTCATTTGTTACACTGGATGTAACAGGTTAGAGACGAGAGAGACGATTGTTTGTATCGTGAAGCTGGTCAGTAAGACGATCAACAGCAATCGCCGCGATTTTGATACGATCAATCGCCAAGAGTGAAGGACTGGTAGCATTCTTCGCTTCTGTTGGTTGCGGAGGTTGAGGCCCAAGAAGTCTGTCAGTATTATCAATTGTACGATTTACAGCATGATGAAGTCTTGAGACATAATTCTCAAGCTCTCCAGCAAGTTGATCAAGCACACTTGGCTCTTGTTCTCTCATTGGTTGTGTTGCGACAGAACCAGCCATAAGTCCACTCATTTTGTGTTTCCTTTCTGTTTCTTTACATCCGGTTTAAGGACATCGTGAAGTATTTTGACCGCACCTTGGAGTGAGTAGAGCATAGTCCAAAGCTCATTCTTCGATAGCGGCCGCTCGACTTCGAGAGCAAGAGCGATCTTACCTCGAATGTTTTGTAGACGTTCGTCTACTTTAGGAAGAAATTCAGACTGACGCGGTGGTATCATCAGGTTTCTCCGGTGCGAACAAGTCTTGAGGATTGTAGCCAAGACGGGTAGCAAGTGCGTCCACACCAGTCATGATTGCAGCAGTGACATCCGCACCACGAGCAGCAACAGTAGCAATCTGTAGCATAGATGAACGAAGTTCCTTGATTTCTCGCTCTTGCTCACGGAGAGAATGATGCTGGTTCATGATGACCTTAGCAAGATCAGGATGCACTTGCGCACTCTTGAGAGCTTTGTAGACATCTTCACCAACCATCATTGTCAGTGATGATTGATTGATTGCTGTTTGTAGTGCGTCACGTTTCGTCATGATGTTATAGCAGCCTTTCTTGGTTCTCAATGTTAGCAATGTTGGAGTTGCTACTTGAGAGGTTTTCGATTGCGTTCTCTAGTTTTTGTAGAGCCTCATTGACCTTGGCTTTTGCGTTCTCAACTCTCGTTACACGGGATGTAAAGAGGTCAAGTTCTTTACCTTTGAGGGATTGAAGCTTGCCTTCGGTCTTTTCCTTGTAAGATTGAACAAGGACGAGACGGCGAGAGCGCTTGATCTGGATAAAGGTTTCTGCATCTTGGATTGTTTGCTTGCGTAGGTCAGGTGAAGCATAGATATGTGGTTCGGTCATGTCTCTTGTCCTTCTACAAGCATCGCACGGATTTGTGCATCACAATCTATTTGTGCAGAAATTCTAGCACTATCCATGAGAGGAAACACTTCTGTACTAACGCCATTCAGTTGTTGACCAATGAGACGAAACCAGCGCCATCCATCAAAGTCATGAGCAAGATAATAAGTATAGCCCATTACATGAGCTACAGCACTTTGTTTACTTTCTTCCCATACTAAAGATTTAACTTGAGAAGGAACGGTCATACTTGGTTTCCTTGATAACTAGTAGACAAAGACACAGGAGGCTTTGACTTCTTGACTGTCTTCTCTGCCATCTTATGAAGCTCTTGAGCAGAGAGGTCAAACTTCTCTGCCACAGCTTTGATGAATGCGTCCTTGTCGAAGCTTTCACGAGGGTTGTTGACTTTGCCTTTAAGTGTTACACCGGATGTAACGAGTAGAGTAGTCTCTGGCATAGGTTCATTGAATTTATGTTCAAAGGCTTCTTTGATTTCTTCGGCTGATTTCTCAAAGCGTTTCGCCACACCGAGAAGAGTATGATGAATAAACAAGTCTTGGACTTGCTTTGCAATGACGTGATTACTTGGCGGAAAGATCAACTCAGTAGCAAGACGAGTGACATCACGACCAAGAGTTGCAGGTTCGAAGTGGTATTCCATGGAGTTGTTCCTTTCGTTACACTGGATGTAAGAGTTTATTGTTCGGACATTACGTCTTCAAAGTCTTCGGACGGGATTGCTATGAAGAATTTAACTTCTACATCGCTGCCAAAAGCCGCAAGAGCATCTTCAAGATCATGTCCATCCATCCAGAAGACTTCGCCTTTTGCATCTGTGACCTGCATTACAGGATTATGCATGTTAAGTCTCCTCTGTCACATTGGGTGTATCGACGTGGTGTGTATTCAATACGTTCCAGTAAGCAGAAAACTCATGGAAACGTTGTGTGATTGCTTCCACGTCGTCTCGTATATCACCAATGTCTACACCTTTTAGATGGTCAGGATCGGACATCAATTGAATGTTGAGTTTGCTTGACGCCTGTTTAAGTTGATTGTAAGCACCACGCATCGAACGTCTTACATGAGCTTTATCAATCATGCTTTTCCTCCTTCCATATCTGTTACACTGGATGTAAAGTCTGGTTTGATTGTCACACGATGCAATTTGCCGTCGGGGTATAAATCAATATACGTCCCAAGCGTGAGTGTAGGATTATAAGCCGTCCACAAGCGCCAACGCCCGTGCTGCGGATCATAATGCAGCACGGGTGGTTTGCTTTGTGAAAAGACTTGAGCTAATCCTAAGCGGATTTCTTTTGTCATGTTTTCCTCGGTCTTTGGCGTGTATGTTGTTACTTATCGCCAAAAGTTGTGATCAGCACAACTACTGTAGTCTTGATTATGCAGTTATAACACAGAGAACAAACTGTGTCAAGCATTAATTTCTTCAGTCTCAGCCCTGTCAGTCGTAGACCAAGTAACAATAGCACCACTGTATTCTGTAACATCCACAACAGCTTGCTTGGGTGCATTAAAATGATCACGAATTATATCGCACAATTCAGCCGCACTAAGCTCACCTTTCATTGTAGTTGTGATTGTCTTGTCTATAAAGATAGTTTTCTTTGCCATTTTCATTTCTCCTTTGTGTTTCTTTACATTGGATGTAAGGATTAAAATCGCAATTCTAATCCTGCAACAGCACCAACAATATCACCTTCTATCGCTGGTGCAACAAAAAGTGAAACCTTTTTCTTGATGTCTACGCCCGCACGAATAAATGGTAAAACGTCATGACCAGAGTAACCAGTAACAGCACCAATTTCAAGCCAGAGAGGACTTTGTTTGTCTTTTAGTTTGATGCCGCCATAAACAGAGACATTGCTTTCACTGTTATAGTAAACTCCAGCGATTAGACCTGTTTCTGTTACATCGCATTTAACAGCTGGATGTACCTCGTTATACTCATTGGACAAACCAATGTGGTTAGACAGTGCGATTGCGAATAATATATTACACATTGGGTTGATCCTTTCTTTACATCGGATGTAACGTTGTCTTCGCTTAACGTTATGACTTTTAGTCACAAGGTAAAGAGAAGTTGTAACAAGCGATCTTCTCTTACGTCTGCATTCTGTCACGTTTGCTTCAAATCGAGACGACTTAACGGCCTCACCTCAAAGCTGGTTATACCTCGACAGATAGGATCAGGCTAATCGTGGATTTTTCAATCCTACACCTGCTTTTGCCACATGCAGACGAAAGGGAAGTTGTAACAAGCGACCTTGCGACCGCTTGTTACATTGGATGTAAGGCTTACTTAGCAGGCTTGCCAAGTGCCTTGATTTCGCCATACACGTTAAGCATAGCGGTGCGTTCCGTGTCAGTGAAAACGCCTTCACGGCCCTTAATCATCATCAGGAACGTGTTAGCCATTGCAAGGAAGTCTTGCTCACCATTTGCAAGATTAGTTTTGCCGTCGGTATCCTTACGGGTTGCGCCTTCGCCAGACTTAGCAGCAGCCGGTGCAGCCTTGTGCTTATTGTCAGCAACCTTAGCCAAACCAGAGAAGGTGGGCGTAAGGCTTGCACCTTCCGCTTTAGCAGCATTGCCAGTAACAATGACAACTTCGCCTTTCGTGCCGACAACTTCCGCCGGACCTTTGGTAAGGACAACCTCAACAAGTCCAGTATCTTTGTTTTCACGATAGACAAGAGACGATGCATCAGCGCCACTTTCAATCAGCGCGATTGCAGCCTTACAGCAACGTGCGAGACGGTTGTTAAGCGCATTACGTTGTGCACGGCGGCGTGTGTATTCGGTCGTGCGGGTTTTGTATTCTTCTTCGCTTTCGCTTTCCTTCTTGGCATCATTCATGCTGGAAGGGAAGTAATACTGCGCTTCAAGTTTCGGATCAGTGAAGGCATACTCAACCGTATCATTGTCAGTGATAGTGCGTTTAAGGACGCCAAGAGAAACAAGAATTTGACGATACAAAGAGGCAGACGAAGCTTTATCTTCGCCATAGACTTTGTAAAGGTCAATGGTTTCATCTTTGTGAAGATGCACAAGAGCCTTGGCAATTTCCACATCAAAGAAGTTTTCTTGCTTGGCAGCTTGTTGCAATGCTGCTTCGGCTTCTTCTTTGATTGCTTCATGCATAACAATAGCAGCAAGAAGCTTGTTACCAAAGACAGCAATTTCGGTCGGGTTGAACATGACCAGTTCGGTATTAGACATGATGTAGTCTCCTATTTGTTGCGCGTGAAGTAATGCGCGGTTTTGGTTTCGGTTGTGTCGTTTACATTGGATGTAAAACGACGGGCAGTCTCTTCATTATCAAAGGAATATACACCGCGATAGATAACCTTTGACACGTTTGGGTCCGCAGTTTCAACTGTAGTGTCAGACGTGACACACACAATGTGTCTGCTATTGAGTACATTGTCAAGGTGATCATTCATTTTGTTTTCCTCTGTATCCTAGTAGTAAACTGTTAAACGTGCATTGTCAACAGTATATTACATTGGATGTAGCGTATTTTGGTTACTTGTTGTATTATTACAACAGGTTCCGTCTTTGTTTTGTTTATATATTTCAGATACCATGTAAGGGGATACTGTGTCAAGTGCTATTTTTAAGCTTCACCGCCCGGATAACGCTCATTCATGCGCCGCTTAAGGTTATCAGTTTTCCACTCAATACGCTTCATAGCGTTAACATAGGTGACTTGTGCAGACAAATAGCCCAAAACTGCTGCAGCATCAAGAGGATTGAACGTTTCTTGCATGATTTCGCCAACAATCTCATGGATGTAGTTAGCTTCTGCCGTTGTGTTTTTCCTAGCCATACCGATTTCTCCTTTGTTACACGGGATTTAATGACGACAATGTGTCTTTGATGTCACACTGTTGCAATTATATCACAGTCGAAGACGCGAGACAACCTTGACCACAAGGGGAATTAGCGGTTTTGGTTGTCTCGCACGTTGTTACATACGATGTAACGACGTTAGTTTTGTTCAGTTACCGTAGCAGCTTCAACAGGAAGCGTGTTAAAGGCGCTTTGGTTACGGATAAGAGTGTTAAACTCTGCACCGATACCCGTATTGCGGAAGATAAGGCCAGACTTCGCCGCTTTAGGAGGTTGTCCGTTCATGCAAGCGATAAGAGCCTTTTCAGACAGTTTCGCGTCACTGTCACAGATAGCCTCAAAGGAGGCGAGAAGTTGAGCGGAAGGCATAGGATCAGCTTTGACTTCGGCAATTGCAGCCGTTTCAGTGACAATTGCCTCTTGCGCTTGTGCAATCATCGGGAAAGCGAAGACAGTTGCCATTGCCAGCACGGTTTGCTTGATATTCATGTGTATATTCTCCTATGTATGACGGACATTTTCGCCCGTTGGTCAGGGATTGACCAGCATTACAACCCGTCGGAACGACACGAGACTTCCCGCCGTATCCATTGCAGTTATTACATCGTATGTAACACTTGCACGAGTTGTAATAGTTGTTAATCCGTTGTCTTAACTATAGAACCAGATGATAACGTGTATCCAACCAATAGTAGCGACCATTTTGTCAAAGTCAAGAGTTAGAGAAGTATTTTTCCACATCTTTCATGCTCCTTTAGAGTGAAGTTTCAAGCTTTCACGGACAGCTTTAGCAGTATCACCGCGCCAGCTTGACATATTGTTCAAGATGTAAAGGCATTGAACCTTAGCTTCTTGACCAGTCATACCTTGACCTGCACGGGCATAGGTTACTGCATAGTTTAGCGCCTTTTCATTCTTATTCTTGATGATTAATGACAAGCATTCATCATAAGAATATTGAGCAACTTTCGCTTCTTTAGCCATGATAGTCTCCTTTGTTGTCTTTAGTGTTGTGTGATCATACATCACACAAGACAAAAGTCAACGGCATTTCATTACATCCAGTGTAACCACAACATCAAACTGTGTCGTTTATACCAGTGAGCCACTATCAAGCAGAGAAGCTGTGACAGATTAAGCTGAGAGGAGCGACGGTGCATGTCGATCTTGCCTATTTACACCGTCGCACCCGTGAGTTTCGTTACATCGAATGTAACAGTTCTCGTTTCGCGTGATAGATACGCTTGTGAGTGTCACGAGATTGACCTTTGACACGACGTTGCATTAGAATTTCTCCCAGATTGAGGCGACAACAGCCGCGATGATAAGACTTCCCAAGACGATAGCTGGTGCAGTCCAGTCATTGCCTAGTTGTTCTACGTGACAAGCTATGTTGTCCCAAGCGCAGATGAATTTCATTTCAGCACATTCCTCTGTAAAGTCTCGCAGGACGCGAAGGCATGGTTTGCCGGTTGAGGTCTTTTGTCCGACGCTTGTATTTCATCGGCTTGCAGACTGTGACGGTGTTGACCTCAAACGGATCAGTGAGCCAGTCAAGGACAAGGGTTTGATAATCCATCAGAGGCTATCCTTGAAGACGTTGAAGAAGTGGACAGACCAGTAGCCATGAGCATCAGTCGGCTTTTCTTCTACCATTCTGTCATAGTATTCCAGCATCTTCGACGCTAGACGTTGCGCCTCTTGATAGTCTTTGCCGATAACGTTCTCATAAGCATGAGCTTGCATCCTGATGATCAATGCTTGACGCGGATCAGTGATTTCAAGTTTCATTTCGTTTTCCTCGTTTCGCGTTTCGTTACATTCAATGTAACCGTTTCGTCTTGGTAGTCAAATCACGAATTGTTTCAGTTGGTCCTCTGGAGTGCTAGACCTTGCAGGAGGCTACTTAGGAGGCGCTGCTATTCGCTTGCCGTTCCTTCGTTCTTTCCATGCAATCAATGTGCGCTTCAATTGTGGCGAAAATAAGGCATTCCTCAAACTGTAACATTCTTCACGCGTTCGTGATACTGTTGTAACATTTCCCTGTTTGACCTTACATCCCATGTAATGAATGAACGTTCATTCACTCACCATTGTTTCACGTGAAACATTGACAACACTGACCCCGGCCTATCCCGCCCCATGATCAAAAACGGCCCTTTCCATGCCGCCACCACCTGCGCGGGCGAGGAACGAGATAGACCGTCTCTATTTTACACTTTACATAGGTAAAAATTAATGCTATAAATAATTATCAGGTTTCATGGGATCAACTTGATCCTGCGTTTTCCTCCCTGATCACCTTGGCGGTAGTGAGAAATCACTGCCGCCTTTTTTCTTTGAGGACGCCGTCATCGACGCGAAACAATGTTGTAACATCACAACAATACGAAACCGCACGACAATCTCCAGAGCTGTTGTTACATTCGATGTAATGAAGGTTTAGGTTTCAGTTTAAGAGTTGTTATGTTGATTGTGTTAGCGGGAGTTGTTTCGTGTACTTCGTACGGTTTCCCCTCCGTGGTCTGTATTATTGCGTTTTTGTGTACAATGACCAACACAGTTTAAAAATAACACTTGACACAGGTTCGAAAAGGTCGTAGTATCTTAATATCAATTGGAGGAAGTGTATCCTGCTTATGCAGTATATCCATAGCCGCCACGCCCGGCCCCAGCCTGCGACACAGTTTGTTATTTGTTGTTGATTTACGTTTAACAAACTGTTATCTTGTCTTACATCTAATGTAATGTGTGCTGTCATAGCCGTTACATCCAATGTAAGAAACAGCAGGATAACAAGAATGGCCAATCTAGCTCTCCCAGATGACCCATATGTGCATGGAGTAGGCCAAGTAGTCGCTCCCAAAGGTGAAGATTTACAAGAATACGCTGGCAAAGTACGCGAAGTCATGCCGCGACTTGTAAATTTCACTCCTCTCAAAGAGAAAAAGCGTGATCAGCTCCCTGCTCAAGAGCCAAAAGAGCAAGTTGCTATCTCAGCAGTCCTCGCATTGAAGCTTCAAGGCTTCGATCCGGTAGATATTGCTGACTTTTTCGGTACATCGTACACAAAAATCGAAGAAATCCTGAAAAGTCCCGAAGCTCAAGCAAGTTTCGAGCAGCTTTTCTTTAATTTGATCAATTATAATGCTTCAAGCCTCCAAGGACGAGTGTCAAGTTACGCAAATCGTGCGTTGGATACCGTCGTAACCCTTATGGAAGACGAAAAAGTACGCCAAGACGTAAAACTTAAGGCTGCTCAAGACATTCTTGACCGTTCTGGTCTCAACCACGAGACGTTTTTTGCTTCTCAGACCGATCGAGGGCGCAGTGATGACGAATTGACCATCACAATCATGAGCGAAGACGACAAACCACAGGGCCTTTCTGTCACAATCAAGAAAAGTTGACCTGTTACATCCGATGTAAGGACCTAATCCATGCCAGAATACCGCATTAAACCCGGTAGTATGCATGATCGAGCTTTTAGATCACGCAAGAAGATTAAAATCATCGGTGGTGGTTTCGGTAACGGTAAAACAGCGAGTGGTTGTGTACAAGCAATCACACTTGCACAAGCCTATCCCGGAAGTAATGGCCTAATTGCAATGGCTAGTTATGCTCAGCTTAATGATACCATTCGAGAAGAGTTCTACAAGTGGATACCAGCAAGCTCTGTTAAACGTTGGCCGACAATTGCTGATAACACGATGATATTGAAGAACGGAAGTAAGATTAACTTTCGTTATCTCAAGCAGAAAGGTAAGGCAGCAGCAGCTGATGGACAAACTAGCTCTAACTTGCTCTCTGCTACTTATGATTGGATTGTTATTGACCAAATTGAGAACCCAGAAATCACTTATAAAGACTTTCTTGATGTTCTTGGTCGTCTCAGAGGCAGCACTCCTTATCGTGGGACAGATGATACTATGCCAAGAACAGGCCCACGTTGGCTTATCATGTTGGCTAACCCGTCCTTCAATTGGGTCTTTCATAAACTGATTAAGCCACTTCATCACTTCAAGAGAACTAAAGAACGTCATCCTGACCTTATCTGGGATGAAGAAGCTAACGAACCAATGATTGAACTCTTCGAAGGTAGTACGTACGAAAATGCACATAACCTTGAGCCTGACTTTATCAAAAGTCTTGAAGCTGCTTATAAAGGTCAGTTCCGTGACCGTTATCTTGGTGGTAATTGGGGTGCGTTTGAAGGTCTTGTCTATCCTTCGTTCAATCTAGAGAAGCATATGATCCCGAAAGAGGTTATGTTGACCTATCTCTATAGTCTTGGTCATGAGGGTCTTCAACCTGTTGTTGTTGATGCTTTAGACTACGGCATTGCTAGTCCAACTTGTTACCTTGTCGGGTTTCGTGATCATCGAGGACGTATTTTCATCGTTGAAGGTTTCCACCGTAAAGAAATGCCGATCCGTGATATATGCAATGAGATATGGGATAAACGGTCAGACATTGAACCGTATTGCGAACGAGAGAGTTCTCTTCTCGCTGATCCTGCCATCTTTAAGCGTACGATCGTTAACGAGATAGGTGAAACAGCTACAACTGTAGCCAATCTCTTGAATATTACCGCAGGTATCCACACGATACCAGCACAAAATGATATGATGGCAGGGATTACAAAAGTCGCTGCTTATCTTAACGTTCAAAACTTTCCACACTTCTTAACTGGAGAACTCGATGGTTGCTTGATCTACTTCGCAGCGCATCTAACATTTATCGCTGACGAATTTGGATCATACTTCTGGAAAATGGATAATAACCATGAAAGAACAGACACACCTATCGACAAAAACGATCACGCAATGGACACTTTGAAATATCTCTTCTCCTACTTTCCTCCAGTAGAAGAATTGATGTTTAACTTCTCAGAGAAACTAGGAGCTTTACATGGAAGACCTCGATACTAAACTCCAAGTAGCCCAAGAGGCTGGAGTTGTAGAAAGCGATAACGACTTTTACACAGTCTTTAACACAACACGTTTGCTAAATGAGAATGCTATTCCTGTTCCTCCTAAACTTGGAGAGCGTTTGAAGAAGCAGCATGATGCGACTGTTGCTGTGTATAAAGAATATCACGACGATTGGCGTAATGCTGTTAAGGTCTTCAACGAAGAAGGCTCTGTTGCTGATTTTGCAAAGACTGGTGTAACGAAAGACAATTATGTCCGTCAGAATGTGCAGTCATTGATCGATTTCACATATCTTCGCAACCCGAATGCTGAGTTCACTCCACTTCGGGATGTTGAAGAGAACGAACCTGATGACCTTTTCGTAAAAGCACTCTCTGCTACATTGGATGTAGTAATTTCTGAAAACAACATTCATGGTATCGGCCTTCGTAAGTTCGTTCAACGTCAACTCGTTACATCCCATTTAACAAACCACGGAGTTGTGAAACTCGACTACGTTCCTAAGACAGGTAGTCTTGACGATGTTCGTGAGCTTTATGCTCTTGCACAGAAAAAGATCAAAGAAGAAGAAGACCCAGATAAACAAGCTCATCTTTACAGTCTCCTCGAACGGCTGTCAGAAGAAATGCAAAACCGTCGTCCGATGGGTCTTCGGCTTAAGAACGTGTCAGCTTTTATGTTCTTTGCTGACCCTTTGACTACAAAGGACGATCTTAGCGACGCTAGTTTCACTTTTGAGTACGAATACCTCAAGGAAAGCTACATCCAGAGTGAATTTCTCACCTACGATGAGGCTGGCGAATGCTGGTACTATCGCTATGACAAGTCAAAGAAATTTACAGGTGGTGCTTCTCGTTCGTCAGGCAATGCTCAAGATCGTGCAAAAGAAGCACTAGTTGATCAACTTATGCCAGAAGCTAAAGAGAAAGAAATTGAATACTACCGTACAGATACTATTCTCTGTGTCTGGTGGCATGACAAGATCACGAAACAGAAGTATCTTTATGTTGTAGACGATTGGGAAACGCCTCTCTGGGTGTACGAAGATGAGTTGGGTCTTTCTCAATTCTTTCCATATTTTCTGCTTGCGTTCTCTCCGTCGATTGGGAATATTCTCCGTTACAGTGAGGCATCTTACTACATTCCTCACCAAAATCGCATCAATGAAAATGCAAAGCAGAAAGATTTCATCCGTCAAAATGGTTTCTCTACTCTTGTCTATAATCCAACAGCTGTTGATCCTCAGGAGGTTACGAAGCTTCTTAATGCATTACGTAAGCCAAAGAAAGATGGTATCCGTGCATTGCCTTTGAAGCTTAAGAACCCAGAGCAAAAACTAGTTGACGCTTTTGAGCCTTTGATACCTCCGACGGCACAGATGTCTGAAATGTTTGATGATCGCCACAGTGTTGAAATGATCCAACGTGGAAGTCGTCTTAATAGTGCTGCTCAAGGTGGAGAGTTCAAAACGAATACTACGAATGACGCAGTTGCTGCGTATAATGAAGCAGCTGAGACAAAATTCTCTTCTGTTACGGATATGATTGAAGAAACTACGGCTCGTCTCTTTTGGGCAATTACTGAGGTAATCGTCTCGAAGTTCGACAAAGATTACGTAACTACAATTATTGGTGCGAAGAAAGGTGCTAACTTTCAACAGATGGCTATTGTTGACTTTAATAGTCAATACATTATGCGCATCGAAGCAGGGAGTAGTGAGAAACCGAATAGTACAGCTAAGAAGAAAGAAGCTGTTCAGATCATTCAGATGCTTGGACAGTTTGGCACTGCAGCACCAATGACGATTATCTCAATCGTTGCGAAGCTGCTTAGAAAAGTCTTCTCACCGCATATGGTGACAGATGCAGAGCTTGATACTTTAAAACAAGAAGGCACGGCTGCGATGAACAAAGGCGTGTCAACTACTCAACAACCGCAACAAGGACAACCACAATGAACGACGATTTCCTCTCCGATGTGAGCACTGCTATCGAAACAGTGAACACGAATGTTCCTGCACCGACTAATGTATCGGACCTTGAAACGCAGGAAAGTGTTCTCAATGTTCTAGAGGCTCATGAGAAAAAACCTGTAGAAAAGGCAAAAACGCCTCCTGCAAAACCCGTTACACCCGATGTAAAGACCGGACAGGAAGAGCCAGACACTTCTAAACAGCAACAACCGAAATCTGACGCTAATCAACAACAGCAACAAAAGCCCGACGAAAAGAACAAGAAGACTGTTCCTTACATGGATCGCTTCTTGCAACAAGATGACAAAAACAATCTTGTTACTGCTGATGGCACAATCATTGCTGCTGCTGGTGCGGCACGTACTTTCTTTGAAAAACTCAAGAGCGAAGCACGTACCGAGCGTGATAAGAACCGTGAATTGTCTTTCAAGACTATCCAACTCGGCGAGAAATTCGTTGAGCTTAACAATGCATATGAAGAGTTGAAAAAAGACCCAGCTCGTGAGAGCATAGAAAAACGTACTAACATGCAAGGTCAAGAGCTTGAAGAAGCAATTGATCTTATGCGTGAATATAAGGTTAATCCCGTAGGCGCGATCAAACGTATCTTGACACAAGCGCAACTACGTGGTATTAATCTTAAAGAGATTGGGATAAACAACGGTGGGCTTGATCCTGCGGCTGTTCGTTCGATGCTGGAAGAGATTATCAGCAAACAAAGTGGTCAAGAAAAAACCACTCAGATACAGCCTAATCAAGAAGCCGCAGTTCGAGAGGCGCAAACCTTCCTCGAAAACTTCCCAGAAGCAGCAGAGCATACCGAGACACTTGCCGCTGCAAGACGAAAATTCCCGAATAAGACGTATGCTGAGTTGTGGCACTCTTTCCAAATCTGGGAACAGCAGCAGCTTGAACAGCAGGAAACTGCTCAAGCACAAGAAGCTATCCAGAAACGTAAGACGCCGCCTCAACAGCAACGACAACAGCAACCCGGTCCTGTTACATCCGATGTAAAGGACTATTCGAAACTTTCCTTTAGCGACATTGCTAATGGCCTCAAAAAGGACTTTGGAGTATGACTGTTCCTACTGACATCATCCACGCGATGGCCGAACGTAGTATGAAGAAACTGCGTATCGCTGCTATCCTCCCCGGTGGTATCTATTCCTACCTTGCAGCTGCAAAGAGCATCAAGATGGAAGACGGTGGCCCGACCGTGGAAAACCCGTTGCTCGTTGGTGGTAACCCGAACGTTGGTCCTGCCGTGTACTATGAAAAAGTGCCCGTCGCACGGACCCAAGAACTGACCACGGTGCTTTATACGCTTACTCGCGTTGTTGGCACCTACGTTATCTCTGATCAAGAGATTGACGAAAACGCTGGTACTGCTAAGATCGTTGATATTGCTGCTACTAAGATGCAAGCTCTTGAAATTGCGATCAAGAAATACCAACGTAAGCAGGCTGCTTCGCTCACCACTGGCCGTAACCCTCTTGGCCTTGGAAACCTTGTGCCGTCTGTCAACACTTCTGGTACTATCGGTGGTATCAACCTTGCTTCGGAACCGATGTTCCGTCCGAGTGTTTATGCCTTCGCAGGTACTCTCACAGCAATTAACATCGAAGCTACTTTCGATGATATTCTTCTCGATATGAATACGGATGATGGCAAAGTCTCTGTCATTTTCCTTGGCCGTAACCTTTTCACTCTGCATCGTAACGCTGCACGAGCAAAAGGTACTACGCAGCTTCCTATCGGAGGCTTTGGCCAAACTCTTGCTAACCTTGGTCTGGTTGCGACCACGCACCAAGGCATTCCGATCATCTATGATGAAGAACTGAACGTTAACCAAGGTTATTTCATTAATGAGAAAGAACTGATGGTTCACATTCTGAAATCTGCGAACATGAAGATGAAAGACCTTACTGCTCCATACGATCAAGACGTGATCGGTAAGCGGTACATCATGGAGTACCAAATGTGCTCTTGGAAAGGCTTCCGTACTCATGCTTTCATCAGCAACTGATAGGAGCTAATGAGAAATGTTTGGTCAAGACAATGCCGGTGCAACTCTTTCCCACGTTACACGCCGTGTAATAGGAGAGGTTCTCACCGAAGTCACCAAGTTTAACACTGATACTGAGAAGAACGAAAAGAAATACGTTCCTCTTGCAGACCCTGTCATTGTGTTCCTTCCTAGCGGTAGTGTCGTGCTTCTTAGTGAAGCTGAGGCAGAGCGCCGTGGACTTATGGAAGAACCTGACATCCTCGGCATTGCCGAAGTCAATGACACCAAAAGTGCAGCTGGCAAGTGGAAATTTGCCATGAATGATAAACAACGTCATGCGGCGTGGTTGATCATGGAAAAAGCTGTTATTCGCGCTTGTACTTCTCGTGGTGGTTATCCTTTGGATGCTACTAAAGCAAAGTTCAGCGAAGACAGCATCTTCTATGAACAGCCCGTCACCAAGAAGAAGGAAGTGGCATAATGCGGATTAACCCTGTTGTTTTTATTGATGGCTTCAGTTCGGCATACGTGCTGAATATGTTTGATCATCACGCACTAGACGAAACTATGGAAGGTCTGGTTGATTTCGGTGCTCCTGTTGTGGCAGCAAACAGCACTCTTTTGGTGCCTACTGCTATCGTCGCAGGTCAGCGGATCACTCCAACTGTCCCAATCGTCATTCCTGAACCGTTTGGCCGTACTCTTAACATTACTGGCTCCGCTGCTGGTACTGTTACTATCATCGGTCGAGATTACCTGAACCAAGTAATTACTCAGCTGGTCACTCTTGCGACTAACACTGTTGCGACGCTTAAAGCGTTCAAGATTGTGGATGCTGTGTTGTCTGGTACCTTCGCCGGTAACGTGTCGATTGGTCCGGGCACTGGTCTTGGTTTGCCGTTTGCTGCTTCTGCAATCGGTATGCAGTACAACGATGGTGCTGCTGTTGCTGCTCCTACCCTGACCGCTCCTGTGCAGACTGATCCTGCAACTAGCGCAACGGGTGACCCGCGTGGTACTGTTGTTCCTACTGGTACTCTCAACGGTGTCATGAACGTACAAATGACTGTCCGCTTCCGTCAGGAAAATGCAGGTGGTTTGTACGGCGTCAAAGGCGCATAAGATTGTTACATCCAATGTAACAGCAGTGGCAGTGAAAGCTGCCACTGCATTCTCATAAAGGACATGGCCATGATCTTCGATACCGTCGAGAATATCACACAAAACGTTTTGATCGAGCTTGGTCTTGTTAATGGGACAGGCACACAGATTTATACAGAACCGCAGATTACGCTTGCGATCCGTACTGCGTTTAATACGTTGTACACGATGCGTTTTTGGCCACATTTGACGAAGACTACTAGTCACACTCTTGATGGTGTAGCAGGCGTGATCACTGATGCATCGCTTGTAGGTGTGAAATCATTCGAAGACATTGCTTGGATAAGGTTCGAACCTTATACACAACGAGAACAATTGTCTCGGTTGAATGGTCGTGAATACGAGACTGCGTGGCGTGAAGCCTTTGACCGTATTCCTTATAATGAAACTCATTGGGATACCAAAATCTTCAAAGTGTATCCTGAAACGTTTGCACTGCCGATTAGGGTACGAGCACGTCGTCATCCCGGAGAATTACTCACTGGTATTGTACCATTCGACGAAATCGCTCTTCGTCACTTAACTGCGGCGACAATTCTTGCTGCGGATGGTATGAACCCCGGTAACCAACAACGTCAACAAGCTCTGTTCGAGAGCCGCTTTGAAACGCTTGTTTCGTCTGAACAACCGGATGTGGATGACGCTAATCCAATCTATTCTGACTACTTCACGGTGGCACCATGAAAGCTTTTCCTAAACTTGAAGGTCTTCAAAGTCCGCGAGTTGCTACACAGGATGTAACGCTTAAAGACTTTTCAGGTGGATTGAAACTTACTGACGCGAACGCAATCCTTAATAGTAGATTTGCTGTTGTACTTTCTAATATGTTCGTCGAAGAGGACTTTGCTCAACAGCTTCGTTATGGAACAAAGCTTCGTAGGAATTATACATCAGCAATCATTGATGCGTATTACTTTTCTGGTAATATCCTAACGTTCCATGCAGATGGGACGATTTTTGCATTTGATAACGTGAATACTCCTGTCGCTATCTGGAATGACGCCATCGCTGCAACTTTGCCCGGCTCTCCTCTTTCGTGGGCAACAGGTGTTACACATATTGATCATGCTGAGCAAGATGGTAAGTTGATTGTTCATAACGATCGGGACAAGCCCATCATTATTGGTGACGATCTTACTGTTGATTATCTTCAAGATTTGGCAACGAATACAAACATCAATACGCCGATCGGTCGTCATTGTGCGACTGTTGATAAGTATCATGTCATCGCTTCTGGCACAGAACCTGATTTGTTTATCAGTGCTACAGGAGCATCGGGTACTTACGTTGGCGATCCTATTCCGAACGACAGCTTGATTTACAGTCTTGGCTCGTACGCGCCAACACGTAACCGCAAGATCGTAGCATGTAAAGCTTTCAAAGGTTTGCTGTTTGTGTTCTTCGTTACATCCATTGTAATCGTTCGTCTTGGCAAGATCAGTGACACAGGTGATCATACACCAGAAGTTGTTGATGTTCTCGACAGTATTGGTGCTATCAGCCACCGTTCGATATTCACAACAGAGAAAGATATTGTTGTCTATACGCGTAAAGGTGTATATCGTATTCGTCGTAACAGCCTTGGCACAGCATTTGAGCCTATCCAACTGACGAGCGATATTGATCCTCTGCTCAGCAAAAACCTTCCCAAAGTAGGTAGTGCTGCTGGGTATTCATTTGCTTTACAAGACAACATTGCGAAAAAGTCGTTCTTCTTTGTTCGCACAGAAGCAGATGCTAAAATCGTTCTTGCTTGTTCAAGTGATAGTGAGTTTAAGAAAACAGCTTGGTCGCCCATTGATGGGTGGGATTTTGACGGTGGTTGTTTTACTGAGAATGACAGAGTGTTCTTCTTCAAAGGTACAAAGCTGTACCAGTATGGGAATAAAGCATTCACTGGAGAAGACTACTATAGTGATTTTCTAGCTGACGCAACTGTTAATGGTGGTCTTGGCACACCGATCACGTTTGATTGGGAAAGCTCTTGGCTCGATGCAAATGCGCGGTTAAGGACTAAAGACATCCTCAAAGTTACTGGTGATACTATAGGAGAAGCAGATTTCTTCCTTGACATATTCGTCGATAACATATATAAAGATAGTGAAGGAAACTATGACCCTGCTGTAAGCTTAGAGCTTCGTGCGGGTTCTGTCGGTGGTTATGGCACTCCATCCGTAGGTTATGGTGGTGGTCGCCGTTTCTCTGATGAGAGATACTTCGGGTTTCCAGTTCGCTGCAAAATCTTCAAATTCCGTGTCCATGGATCAGCTACTAAGAAGCTGACTATTGGAGCGTTGTCCTTTATCTATCGCACAGGGACTTATCACAGATGAGTGATGCCTTCACACCGCGACTAAATCTTACGTTGCCGGACTTTAACATTAGTCCTTGGCACGATAAGGTGAATAACAACTTTCGTCTTATGGACGCTGCGATCTATTCAATCCTTGGACTTGCAGGGATCAAAGGCGCATTTGTGAACAGCACACTTGTAAACGTTGGAGAGAAATACTTTGATAGTCAGACAAGTGTCTTTTACGAAGTCGTTACATCGTATGTAACAAGTCCAGCACCTACAACTTTTGCTCAAGAACGTGTTTTGTTTCCCACACGCTGGGCAGTGCTTGAAGTTGCTACTATTGCTGGAGCAGTTGGTATTGTGCTCGATGCACAAGCAGCTGTGCTAGCTGCAGAGACTGCTGTTGCTGCTGATGAAGTAGCTGTTGAAGCAGATCGTGTTGCTGTAGCTGCTGATCGTGTAGCTGTAGCGGCAGACAGGGCTAACGTTCAATCAAACAAAGACAGCGTTGACGCAAGCGTTGTTGCTATTAACGGAGCAATATCAACAGCACTTGTACCTGTAAATGCTGATATTGCTGCAAGACAATTGGCTTCAAATATTCTTTCAGCACTTGCTGGATTGACAGGTGTAGCTAATGGATTGCCGTATTTTACCGGTGCCACGACTATGGCACTAACTACTCTTACAACGTTTGCGAGACAAATTCTGGATGATACTGATGCTGCTGCTGTTAGAGCAACACTTCAAGTTCCTGATGAGTTCTTCAGCTTTCGATCAAGACAAACAGCTATCGTGCGTGCTGATGGAGGAAGCTCAACACTAAACTCGATAGGGCTTAACTTCACTTTCACAGGAACCGTCGTTCTTTTCGTTTCAGCACCTGCATTTGATCTGACAACTCGATACGGACGTTATCCTAAACATTGTTTAAGACAACCAGCAGCAATAAATGCGATCGCCGCATATAATGGTTCAGACATTTTACTTACTGTTGGATCATCAATTGCTAATGTTGGAGGATTTAATATTGAGTATATTTGGGGACCGGGAGAAGGTTCAACAAATGCAACTCAAAGAGCTTTTGTCGGACTAGGTACAGGACTGATTACTGATGTAGAGCCTTCTTCTCGCATAAACTGCGTTGGAATGGGATGGGACGCAGCTGATACCAATGTGCAAATTATGCATAATGATGGTACAGGTGTTTGTACAAAAATCGATCTAGGTGCTTCTTTTCCGGTACCGTCAGCAGACTTTACAACACTGTATAAATTTACAATCACTAGTCCTCCCGGAACAACTCAATCAGTTACATATCGAGTAGAGAATATTATTACAGGCGCAGTAGCCACAGGAACAATTACAACAAATCTTCCTTCTACGTCACAAGGTCTTACAAACAGACTTATTGTTACTTCTGGAGGAACATCTGCAGTAGCTGCTGTGATTTTGTCACAGGTTTTGATAGACACTCCGTGGCCGTAAAAAGATAAAAGGAACAAAACAAATGAGTACAACAATCCGTGAATTTGTTAACGCTCCTACTACATGGCAACTTGCTGCGACAGGTCCTGTGACCGTGATCTTGTCTAGTACAAATGGTCCGGGTTTGTTCATCCACACTACAGCAAGTACACCACCACTAACACAAGAAGGACACCCAATCAAAGAAGGCGAAAACGTTACATTCAATGTAAAGACCGGTGAGTTCTTGCATGTCAAAGCTGATCGTCCTGACACAAAGATAATCGTGACAGATTGATATGACAAAACTCGCTGTAGATATATCGCTCAGACTTCACGCTTTCATGCTTAACAGTGGTACCATCAGCGAGCTTTTCTCTGGTGGTGTTCTTCAAGGCACAGGCACTCTCACAGCAACAACAATACTTGGACAACCGTAATGGCATGGATTGTAGACGTAACTACTGGCGCGACTATGGCTACAGAGTTTAACGCTCTACAGTCCGCCTTTACCACTCTTGATGGAGACTTTGACACTTTCCTTGCAGGATTTAACGCTAGTGTTGATGCACGAATTGCTCTTGCTAATCTTGACAATCTTGTTGATGTTACGATTACCGCTCCTGCAAATAATGATGTACTAACTTATGAAACATCGAGTGGTCTCTGGAAGAATAAGCCTGCTACAGGTGGAGGAGGTTCTCCCGGAGGATCAACAGGTGAAATTCAATATAACAATGGTGGAGTTTTTGCCGGAGCAGCGGATGTAGAAATTGAAGGAGGACAACTTCGACTTCCGTCAATTGCTACACCAGCAACACCCGCAGCTGGAGGTATTAAACTTTTTACCAATGGTTATGGTAACAAGATTGAGCCCGCTTTTCTTGGACCTGATGCTCTAAAATATGGATTACAGGCTAAGTTAGGCCAAATTGCTCACTCTTGGTGGCAAGCAACAGGGAACAACGGTGCCGATAGCCAAAGTGGTATGGTTGCTGGTTCGACAGGTACATCAAGTTCTGTTTTATGGGCAGCTACTAACTTTCGCACACGGATGCAGTGGCGTGAGTGGCTTGTTACTGTTGCTGCAACAACAGCCGTTGCGGGTTGGAGAGGCGATGCTCTACGACACACTGTAGGTGGTGGTACGGGAACTGGTGGATTTGATTGTTGTCTTACTTGGTCGCCTGCAACTGGCGTTATTTCAACGCACCGTGGTTTTGCTGGGATGATGGCCAGCGTCAGTGCACCAACTGATGTAAACCCTTCCACCATCCTAAATATGGTAGGTATGGGTTACGATGCTGCTGATGCCAATATCCAGTTTATGCACAACGATGGGTCTGGTGCTGCAACGAAGATTGATCTTGGTGCTAGCTTTCCAAAACCGACTGCCGACCGCACGAAGGTTTATCGTATTTGTATGTATTCACCGCCCGGAACAACACAAGAGGTCAGCTATAAAATTGAAGACCTTGAAACGGGCGCAGTTGTAACTGGAGTAGTAAACACAAATCTACCATCTACGACAACAGCAATCGGACCTTATGCTTATGTAAGTGTTGGAGGTATTTCGTCCGTAATTGGTCTTGGTGTTCGTCGGTGGGACATCTTCACACGCTTCTAAAGGATTAAACGAACATGCCTACAATGCACCTGAAATTCGGCGACCCTACAGTGAACCAAGAAACCGGAAAGCTTTGTATTGCTGCCACATTCTTTGTAACACAAACTCCTGTGCCTGCACAAGGCATTCAGATTGATTTTGAAGGTGATCCAACTCCTTCACAAATTATCAATGCTATACGTTCAAAAGCTTTGCAGGAGGCGAATTCTTACTTGACACAACAGATACCACAAGGGTCTGTTATCATGTATTGCCAACCACAGTAAAGGATTACCTATGCTCTGGTTTAAAAAACTTTTAGGCATCGTTCCTCATAAGGAACAAGCATCAACCAAAGAAACGAAGGCAAAACTCGCAGCAATGTCTCCTGTAGAAAAATTGATCATGGAGCGGTCTGCTAGGAAAGACATCATTACATCCGATGTAACAGGTGATCCATGACACTTAAACCAGAGTTCACAATGCAAATCAACTTGGGTACGTTGGTGCCTATAGGTATTGCACTTGTTGGTCTTGCTAGTTGGACAGGTTCTCTTGGAAACCAAGTGGACAATCTTGAACAAGACGTAGAACAAGTTCAACAAACTGTTCAAGGTTATGATGCTCGTCTTCGTGCCATTGAGGCTGTTCAAAGCGGTGTCAATGTTCGACTAGATAATATAGGCAGCGCGATACAGGAATTGAAAGAAACAGCTAAAGACACAAACACAATCCTGAGAGAGTTATCAAGGAAAACACCATGAACAATTGGCCGAGACAAAACACAGCTGATTTAACTCGTTTCTATGGGACACCCGGAGCACCAAAACTTGCACGTGTTGATGTGCCATGGACTTTGCGATTAGCGTGGGACACTTCACAGAAGATGAACCATATTAGTTGTAATATAAAGGTTGCTGAAAGCTTAAGCCGTGTTCTACATACCGTACACGATCATTACGGTACGAAAGAATTGACCAAACTTCGTCTTGACTTATTCGGTGGTTGCTTCGCGCCTCGTAAAAAACGTGGAGGCACATCTTGGTCAACTCATGCTTGGGCAGTAGCGCTTGATTGGGACCCAGAAAGGAACCAATTGAAATGGGGCCGTGACCGTGCTTCGTTAGCATCTGTTGCTTATGACTTTTGGTGGAATGCGTGGGAGGAAGAAGGATGGGTTAGTCTGGGCCGTGCACGTAATTTCGATTGGATGCATGTTCAAGCAGCGAGGTTGTGATGAAGAACAAGCATAAGAAAAACCAATCTTCGAGTGGGTATCCTGCCTTCTGGCCGGAATACCTTTTTCTGTAACATTACATTCGATGTAACACAACTGAAAGGACTGAAAAGTGGGAAAATCCCAAGCTACTCAAAATGAAGAAGCTGATAAGCAACAGAACCAAGAGACGCAAGAAGTTGCTTCGACGGAAGAAGAGGAAGCTTCTGTTGGCGATCCTGCTCCAGCAGTTGTTGACCCTTTTCTCGATAGAAAAGCGCAACGACTAGCCGCTGTTCAACTTCAAGTAGACGGCCCTAAACGTGAACCCGTTACATCGGATGTAACCGAAGAAGAGAAGGAAGAATAACATGCTTACTGGTTGGGCAAAAGCTCGTCAATCTTTCTATATCATTCTATTTGTTTCAGCGCTTGTCGGGTTGTTGCAGTTGTTTGGTGTAGCAACCGTCGAAGGTAATGTTCTGGTTCTTCGTATCAATATCGAAAACTGGTTCAACCCTGCATATCTTGCTACAATTTCAGCTGTTCTCGGTCCGCTGGTTCCTGCTCTTTCCAATGCACTTGGATGGAAAGTACGACAAACCGATGGTTGAAATCGTGGTGGGTATTCTTGGTATCCTTGTTGCTTTAGCAATAGCAGTGGTAAGGATACGTAGCAAGAAGCAAACAAATATTGAACAGGAACTTCGTGATGCTGAAAACGCGAATGATATTCTTACTAAGTCTATCACTCGCAAGCCTGAGCGGGTGCAGCGACTTGACAAAGCAGGATACAGAGACTAAAAAGGCTTTCTGTATTGTCTTTGGCGACAAGCTTCCAACTCGAAGTAGCAAAGACACTGAAATCACTCGGTATGAGATACAACAACTCTATGCCGAGTATATTGATCAATGTCCTGAACAAGCGGCTGAAATTCCATGGCTGTCACAATTCGTCGATACGAAGTAAAAGACATTGACGCAATACTTGACTTGGTGGAGAGTTTTCTCCACCAAGATCGAGCAGGCGTCGTTAATCACTTTAACTACCTTGACTTTGATCGTACAAAAGTGTACGATATTCTAAATCGCAGAGTTAGTGACAAAGACTTCTTCTGTTCTGTCGTCGTAGAAGACGGTGCAATAGTTGGCGGTCTGGCTGGCTCTGTAGACGAGTTGATCTTCTCAAGACAACTCTTTGCCGTAGAATGGCTCCTCTACTTCACACCGTCATTTTCGAGTGTAAGGGTCGTGCTACGGCTCATTATATCCTTTGTAACGTGGGCAAAATCTCGAAATGCTGTAGAAGTTCAGATAGCGAACTCTTCTGGTTTCAAACAGGAAAAGTTTGCTTCGTTAATGAAACTTGCTGGCTTTGAGCAGACAACAGTCGGCTTTTCTAGGAGAACCTAAAGGATGTGTGGTCCTAAAATCCAAGACAATAGTGACAGAGTTGCTTCAATTGAAGCACAACGTGCTAGAGAAGAACGTGAGGCTGCTGAGAGAGAACGCTTGCGCAGAGAGCAAGAGTTTAGCTCTAGTCTAGACAGTAGCTATCGTAGTGCTATCGAAGAAGCGAGACGGTACTTCTCTGATCATGGTCTTGATCCTGAACAGTATGCTTCTGCTATTGAGAGTGCTGCACAAGCTAAGCGTGGTGCTGTTCCTAAGCTTGATGCTAATCCGGGAGCGTATTTCTCTGGACTTGGCGGCTCTGTCAAAGATCAGCTAACAGAAGCACGTCGTAGTAAAGCGATGCGCGACCTTAACAGTTTTGCTCGTGATGGCTTCACTCGTGATAGGATTGCTGATACTGCGGATGATAGCTTTGTCAATTCGACAGTAGAGGAACAATTCCTTGAAGCATTGACACGTCTTGAAGGACAAAAAGCTCGTGGCAGTTTAAATGACTATGGTTTTAGTAAAGCCATGGACGCTTTGACACGTCAGAAAACTCGTGCAAGTGATGAGCTTCAAGGCGTTGGTCAAGCTATCCTTGAAAAAGGTAGGACTAATCTTAGCAACATCGCTAACACCGGCAAGAGTGCAATCAGCAGCCTTGACCTTGGTGATGTGTTTGATCCGTTCAAGTATAGCACTGACATTGATAACGAGACAAGCAACTTCTTCTCTTCTCTTGGTGATCGTATCAAAAGCTCTGCTCCTTCTGACTTGTTCGACGTTGGTGCTGCTTATCAACGTGGCGGACAATCTCAAGGTGTTCGGAATAGTCCATACGATCGCGAAGCAAGCACAGGTTTCTTTAGCTTCCTCGACCAAGAAGAAGAAGATAAGAAGAAAAAGCAACCACAATCAGCGTTCTAATCGCCATTACATAGGATGTAACACATGGCTTTTCCATTCGCAGCTATGGCTGGCCTTGTTAATGGCATCATGGGCATTGGTCAGACAGGTGCTAACAATCAACTACTTGGGATGCAAATCTCCGAAGCTAAGGATGGTCGCCGTAAATCTGAGCGTCTTGCTCGTGCAAGTACGACAGATGCTAACGGTAACACTATCCGTTACAACGAAGGCATGAATGCGTGGGAGACAGAAGTTGCACCACTCATCAAAGCAATTCTTGATGCACAAAACCAAGAACAATACAAGTCTCTTACCGAAGACGCACCTAAGCAACGAGAAGCACGCAATCGCAAAGACGCTCGCAGCCGTAGTGCAGGAGTAGAATACGATGAACAATTCACTAAGCGGACCAATCGGAATGATCGCAGCGAAGGCGATTTTCAAGCTGATGCTGTTCTGTCTGCTGCTCGGAAGCGGTCTAGCATTCCTCCTTCTCTATATACTGCTGCTGTCAGAACCGGGAACCCAAAAGCACTCGAACAGCTTGTTGCAGCATCTAGAAACCAAGAAACTAGTCTGTCAGATGATCTTGTCGCCGCAAGAGAAGCTGGCACCGGAAGCTACCTTAAAGATCGAGCAATGCGCGATCAGGTTGATTTTAGCGAATTGGGGCAGCTTAGAGCAATAGCGGACGACACTGACAGTCCCGGGATTGCTCAGAACAATTCTGCTGAAATGTTGGCAGGTCGTCAACAAAACGCTATGGCTCAATTGATCCAAGCAATTCAACAAGGTAGTGGTAGTGTTTCAAATGCTCTCGGTAATGCTGCTGGAAAAGTTCAGGCTCCTAACTTTGGTGCGCTGATCGAAAGTATTGGAGGATTTTTCCCTGAAAAAGAAGACCCGAATGCTGTTGCTCTGGCGAAGGCTATTCAAGAAAGCCAGTTGGCAGAAGCACAGTACAAAACGAAAGATTATCGGACGCGTATGAGCCAGTTTTAGGAGAAACTGAAATGAACGATATGGCAAAGAGCTACTATGAAATTGCTAGTGAAGAGTTTAACAAAAGTAAAGGTGCAGCTGATGCTGCTCGTGGTACGAAGGAACGTCCACAAGACAAAGCAGATGCTGTTCCTGATAAACAAGGCACAGCTGATCCTACTAAAGAAATTGTTGCACAACTAACTGCCATTCTTGCTGAGCAAGGTATCCAGCCCGGAACACCTGAATTTGATAAATGGTTGATGGATGCTATGGGTCAAGGTGATGATCCTGAGGATGTAGCCTCCGAAGAAGAAGAAATGATGGATGCTGAACAAGCTATCCAATCAAAGATGATGAAAGAGAAATAAACTCTTACATCCGATGTAACAGGAGACGCAAATGACGCCACAAGAAGCGCGGGCAGAAGTCGATCGACTGCTCAAGGCTGGAGAAATCGACCAAGAAGTCGCACAAACAATGCTTGCCCGTTACGCTGTGACGGGCAGTATTTATATGCAAGAACCTGAACAAGAAATCATGCCTGAGATTGCTGCTGCTAGTGAAGCGGCGGCTGAGGCGATCGACAGTAAAAAAGAGCGTAAGGCAGCTCTTCAAGACGTTACATCTAATGTAACCTCAAAGAGTGAACGTGATCTTAGCCATATTGCAAATTATCCAGATCAGTATAATCCTGCTATTGTAGAAGCTGCTCAAGCGGAAATCGAAGAACGTGCCCGTATCCGTGGACAATCTTTCTTTGAAGCATTGACTGATCCCGCAGCACTTTCTCGTATGGGTAAAGCTGCACTTAAAGGTCCTGCACAAACAGCTAATGCTATTCAATCCGCTCTTCCTGGACTTGTTCTTGGAGGAGTTGGTGCTGTTACTGGTAGCGAAACTGCCGAAGACGCAGCACTAAACCTTTTTGAGCAGAATATGGAAACTAACCAAGGGATCAACGAACTTTTTGGCACTAGTGATGCTCTTACTCCAATGGAAAGTATTATGGAGACTGTGTCTTCTGCTGCTGTTCCCGGCGGTTCATTGGTCAGAGCAGCAACAGTTGCTACTGATTTCTCGGTAGATCAAACTATTCGAGAATTGACCGACAACCCAGATGATCCTTACAACACAATCTTTGATCGTAGTGGTGTACTTTCTCCTGAAATGGAAGCAATTACTATCTCTCCTTATATCGCTGCACCAATAGCGATTGTTGCGACCGGTATGATTGCTCCTAAAATGGTTAGTGTGCTTAAAGGTTCAGCAGCTGTTCCTACTCCGAAGTTGAGTGATGTAAACGACTTCGACAAGTTTGCACCGACTGATCTACAAACCCTTGAAACGAGCGGTGATGCTCTTAAAGCGTATGTTGTTAGTGAAACCACAGCGCTTAAAGATATTGTCGAACGTGCTGGCGTAGGTAACATAGACGAAATTGAGAAAACGCTCACTCTTAACAGTCACGCAAGTGGCGCTGTTCGTGCAAGAGAAGCGATGAACTCTGGTATTGCTGAGATTAATGGCAAAACTTATAAAGTACCTGTACCTGTTAGGACCATCTACGAAGCTGCACAGAGATTACCTTTTGAGGTTCGTAAGAAACTTGAAAAATATCTCAACGCAAAAGACTTGCTTGACGATGTTCGCATTGCCAAGGCTAAAGGCTTGCCCGGTAATCATATTGCTACTGAGGCAAGGCTGCTGAGAGATATTGCTATCAACGCTCAAGGTATTCCGGGACTGAAACAATTCGAAACAGCCTTCCAAGCAGCCACAGAAGCTACTCGGAAGCTGCTTGGTCATGACTTTTTGGAACCTGCACAGTTGAATTACCTCAACGCTAATAGAGTTCACTATGTTCCGCGTAACCTTAGCACTGTTGATCCCGAAGCACCGTTTATGTCGCGGATGATCCAGACACAGAAAGAAGGTATGCCGGAAATTGATGATTGGTTCTTGATGGATCGAGGCGGTGCTGGTGGCCTTGACCTCGAAGCGATGGGCAATCCATTTGAACAACTCGCTGCGTATACAGAAGCGGCTCTAACAACTGTGATGAAGAATGACGCTCGTAAAGCTGTCGTTGACGCTGTAATGAATAGCTCTTTCGGTAAGACAACGATGAGACTTCTCGATCCTGATAAGGATGTTGTAGAAGGCAATGTTGATCGTCTTGTCAGCGTGTATCGTAATGGAAAGAAAGAGACTTATATTACTAGTGCTCTACAAGCACAGTTGTTGAAGTTTGATCCGTATGTAGCGAAGCATCCAACGTTGTTCGCGATTAAACGTATCCAAGAATGGAACATGGCAGGGCTTGGCAGTGTTGTCTTTGCTCCTGTGACCGCTATTCGTGATACGATTGGTGGACTTGTTCTTCGTCAAGATGGTATCACAGCTGGTAATCCGTTGCAAGTTGCTGCTGCGGTTCCGAAACAACTTTGGGCAAGAGCACAACAAGGGATTGCTACGAATATCTACGCAGGTCTTGCAAGTGGAAAGACTTTAATTCCTGAAAGCGTTGTACCTCGTGCAGCACAAAAGGCATATGCAGATAAGATCAGTAATCAATATTTGAACAGTCTGTATCATCTAGCCAACCAAAGTGGAGGCTTTGATGGTAGCATCATGCGCAGTAACGTTGAGTTTGCTAAGAATGCAATAGGAGAGATTAAGCGCACTTTGAATGAGAGCGCTGCTCTACATCATCCAGCACTTGATAACATGGTGACCAGATTTGGTTATCGTGGCGCTTCTGCTATTTTTGATGGTTTCGCTGCTTTGTTCGATGCTGTCCAGAATGCTCCTCGCTATGCGGCTCTTGAACAAACTGTCAAAAGTGGTAAAAAAGTTCAAGATGCTGTCATGGGTGCAAGAGGCATCACTGGTGACGTGGCTCAAAGTGGTCGAGTGTTTCGTCCTGATGGACGTGTTATGCGTGGTGATTACGCTGATCAAGGCGTTACATCCTATGTAACACCGATGGCCGGTAAAGTTGTCGATTTTGCAAGGGAGACTGTGCCTTTTGTCAACCCAATGATCCAAGGTACGAGGAACCTAATTCGCAGCTTTAGAGAAGACCCTGCTGGCACAATGGGACGTGCTTGGCTTTATGTCGGTCTTCCGTCTATCGCCGCATATTCTTGGAACGAAATGCTTGGTGAAGAATACAACGATTATTCAATGTCTCGCCGTAGTTCTACGGATGTTGCAATGAATATGTACATCGGTATTCCTGGTAGACCACCAGAAGAAGGTGTAGAAATACCTCAAATCCACGAACTGTTGTTGTTTAGTAGTCCTTTCACACGAATGCTACACGGTATTACCGAAGGTGAAAATCGTAGCCAAATGAGTGCAGCAATGCAAGACCTTGGCGCGACTATTATGAGCAACAGTCTTGAGGTAGGTGTACCTACAATCGGATCGTTGTATAGTAACTTGACTGGCAACTATGCTCCTGATGGGATTTTCTCGTTGGGAGATACTGGTGCTATTCAGGAGGATCATGTTGGGTTCTTGCCACAGAATATCGAACAGATGGTGCGGACATTGTTCGCAGCCAACGGTGACACTGTGTTACAAGTTGCACAAGCTATGAGTGGAGAGAGTGATGAGCCGTTCAATGACTTTGTGACGAACGTTTACGATGGCTTTAAGAAACGTACGGTTATTGCGAAAAACTTGACTGGTAGTAAAACAGCGAACGTTTCGTTTAGTCTTCCTGCGGAGTACGATCGTCAACTTGAAGCAAGCATGGGTGAGTTTATGACTTACTTCCGTGACAGCTTCTTGAGTGTGAACAGTGACGGTCTTCAAGCAATGGGAACAACAAGTGAAAACGAAGAAGGTCGTTTTGCTCCAAATTACACCAAAGATGAAGGAACGAAAAAGTCACGCGAGAAGTATCCTGATCTTCCTCAAGACAACTTGATGAATGGTCAACCTGATCTGCCAAGACTGATGCCCGGTCCATCGCAAATGGATGAGCCTGTTAATCCGTTATTTCCTATTATTGGACAATTGCTGTATGACACTGTGCAGACTAATGGGATTGGTATCAGTGGTCTTGATGATAGAAATAATACGTATAAAGAGTATGTCCAACGATTGCGGAAATATAACGCTGGCGATCGTGCAGCAATTGCTGAGTGGCAACAACAAGTTGCTGATCTTGAGAACCCTGTTGACGACGCAAGTCAAGAGTTGAAGGATTGGATTGAGAAGTTTGATCTTGATCTGACGAAGTACACAGACCGAGTTAAGCTGATCAATATCATTGAGAATGAGCGCAGTTATGTCATTCGTCAAAAGCAAGAAGCAGTCCTTGCGGTTGAGCAAAAGGCTACAGAAATGTTGCGTGAGCAAGGAATGATCGGACCAGAGGAGACATTTGAAATCCGTAAACATATGAACCCAATGGATGACAATCCGTTTGGCCACTGAAAGTTGTTACATCCTATGTAACGAGAAAGGCCCCGGAGAAATCCGGGGCCGTTTTATTTACAGTCGTTCAGTTAAGATCAAACGTGTCGCTCGCCAAATCATAACAGGTTTCTTTGAGTGATCTTTCTTCACTTCAAAGCATTGTACGAGTTGACGAGTGTTCCAGTCTTGTAGAATGTTGCGTATCTCTTCTGCTGGAAAGGCACGAGTGCGACACTTGTCAATCAGGGTAGTATGCATCATACCTTCTTGTTCTGCATTGACGAGGAGAAGCTTGATTTTATTTTTCAACCTCGATCGGTCTCGTATTTGGTTCATCGTCTTCTGTCTCCGTTTGTTTCTCCTTATCTAAGATTGCTCCTCTTGCAGAAACGTATTCATATACTTGCTCTGGATACAAGTGGAGGATGTCGTAAAAGTCGTCTAAGTCTACAGAGAGTTGTTTTATTCCACCTTTAATTGCTTCGGTGAGTGATAGTTTCGCGTCTTCGAGACGACAAAGATCGAAGTCTTCATAGAAGCGTCCGTCTTTAGTGAGATAGCCAGATACTTTTTCAGGCATTTGTTTTCTCCTTGTTCTTTTGAAACCAATGAAACCTCGCAGCAACAAGCGCAGTATAGGCTATGTTTCTTGCTTGTTGTTCTCCAATAACAGAACCATAATCTCGGAGTATTGCAGCACCAGCGAAGTTTACTTCTTCTGTTGAAACTGTGACAGGTTGTTCTGGCCATCCGTCTTTAGTGTCCATCACAAGTCCTCCTTCTTACAAAACCAATCTACAACTTGGATCGTCGTTACATCGAATGTAAGGTTTTCAAGTTTCTTGTCGCATTGGTAAGAGAGACAAGATCGTGGAATTGATTTTGTCTCTCCGTCAAGCATGTAGACAATGACTGACTTCTCTCGGAGACTTTTGATCCCCGAGATTGTCACATCTTTGTAGTTTAAACGGTCGATGTCGTTGTTCATGAGAGGAAGTCCAACACATAAGCGTCCAGTTTCATTTTGAAGTTACTCGTGCTGTCGTTGTAAACAGTCACACGTTTCACACGAGGATCAGTGATGTAATAACGGATGTCATTATCAAATGAACAACCATCACGGAAGATTTGAACGATGAGGATATTCCTCGCACCGAAGGCTTTGATCAGTGGTTCGATCTCTTCGTCACGTCCAGCATCACTAACGATGATTGTGTTCGTGTCAAGTTTCTTGATCTTCCGTGTCATTGCTTGCCCAAGCCAGCTTTTGGTGAAGGCTTGTGCAATGCTTTCAAACAACATGATCTGAACATCACGATACGAGACACCGAAGTCAAGTGTCTGCTCTTTGATCTTCTCAAGGTCTTCACAACTTTCAGCAAGGATTTCGCTTGCCATGATCTTGAGAGGAGAAGAGAGTTTTAGGTGTACAGGATCATCGTCTTTAGTTGCATCCATTAGGTGTGCTGCTGCGAAGTCTTTACCACTTCGAGCAGGACCATTGAGAAGGATGATTTTAGGCATGTTCTTTGTCCTTGTTTTCGATAAGCCAATCAGTGCTTTCTCGTTTTAGGTATTCTGGACAGTTTGTCCAGAGACGACGTGCTTGATGAAAAGCTTTCACAACTTCAAACTCTGAAGTGTTTGGAGGAAGTTGTTTTCTTGCCCATGAAACATCAGAGTTGAGAAACGCTTTATCTCGTTCAGCAATGAAACGGTCTATTTTACGAGTAGTCCACCAATCTTTGAGTTTCTGGATCATTGCTGTTTCTCCGCAGGAATTTTTAAGAGTGCCTCGTCTCTTTCATAGGCAATATCTACGATGATCTTAATAAGCTCTGTCTTTTTATAGGTCTTAAGCTTACGACCACCATAGACACGATCTTCATCTTTGGTCATTCCTCTTCCTTTACATCCGATGTAACGGTGATTTCCGTCACAGTGAAGTCACAGTCTTTGAGAGCAAAAGTACGGAACGCTTGTTTATCAAGATCGAACGCGTAAAGCATCCACTGATCTTCTGGGTGCCAAGCACTGTGTGTCCAGATGATTTCTTTTGGCTGTACACGTCGGATAGTTACTTTACCGACATAGTTTGTGTATTTGAATTTCAGTTCGCTGTTATATGCTTCACCCATGATTAAAACTTTTTACCTCCGTCTTTCATCCGGTTCTCAAGTTTGTGATCTGCACGACTTGCGTTATATTTAAGCTTTTCAAAGATTGCGTCTCCAATAGGAAGCTTAAATCCTGCGCAGTAATCAAGAATACGAATGACACAGTCAGCAAGCTCGACGACTTCATTTTTAAACTCAGGAAGGTGATCATCTTGTCTATCTTTTCGCAATCCTTCAAGGGCTTCGGAAAGCTCACTGTGCATAAGAGCAATTGCTTCACCTTTGTTTCGGATAGGCTTACCATCCTCACCACGCTTCCACCATTTCTGATTAAGTTTATGAATGTCATCTGCAAGGTCTTGCACTTCTTCACAGTGCTGCATGATACATTCACGCAAACCATCAAAGATAGTCTCTGTTACATTGGATGTAACGTCAAGCTGCAAGTCTTGCTTTTCTGTATGATCCGGCATGTTTCAACTCCTTCGGATTGATTGTGGGAAGTTCCATAGTCCCGGTTACGACATCAACATTAAAGCCACAACGACAGTACCATACGAATATGAAGTGATCATCTTTACTTACTGTCATTTGTAGAGGTCTATCACAACATGGACATTTTGGCTTATTGATGTGACTTCGTGGAACGAGTGTCATATCTTTGCAGCCTCCAACTTGATCGAAACCATGTTCTCCATGTTGCGAATTTCTTTCTCAGGGTCGCTGATTTTGAGGTCAGCGGGGATGATCATGGGATTTGTCTTTCCCGTTACAATGGATGTAACCATGATAGGTTTTTCGGCATAGGCTTTTGCAATGGACAAAGCTTTATGTGCGAACTCTGGAGTTGCTACACCCCAGAGAGCGTCGTGAACGTTAGCAACAACTCGCCCATAACGCATGTCCCATCGTTCGTCTTCTTGGGTTTGGTACCAAACTTGAGACACCTTATCGCCGATTGTGGATTGAGGACGAAAAGCAACGACTGATTTGAGAGCTTCTTCGTCATCAAGGCGATTAAGGAATTGGAGCCTGCGTCCAAGACTGTTAAAAAGTTGCCTTTTCTTTCTCGCTTCACTTTCTAGTTTCTCCCACCAAACTTTCAGTTCTGGGTTTACTCTGTGATAGGCATAATAGTTCTTGGCAGCGTTACCAAGAGAAAGACCTGTTGTTTGGGCGAGACGTGCAATCTGCATCCGGTAATTAAGCCCGTGACGACAACGTTTTGCGATATACCGAATAGTGAACTCACCATTGATTTCGTCCTTCTTGGGAACTTCATCGTAAGGAACGTTGAACATGGTACTTGCCAAGCTTCTATGTGCGTCGAACTCACCATCCATACGCGCTTTCTCGAAGTCTTCGACCCACTTTTCGATCCACGCATCCCATCCGACATAACGAGCCTCCGCTTGTGCTAGGTCAAAGTACCAGAAGACGCAGTTGTCATCTGCGAGGTACATAGCTCTAGCCCGTCGCGGTTGATTTTGCGCATTTCCTCCAGAACCCCAGAGCGTCTGTCCAGAAGAAAGGCGTCCCGGAGCAGAAGTTGTGCCGAATTGTCTATATTCTGCACGGAAACGGCCGTCTGGGTCAATCTTTGTTTCGACATAAGTGCTAAAGAACTTATGCTCACGAGCGTAGTTGTTGAGAGCAATGATGACATTCTTGACACTTTCACTCACCCTTGGGTCTTTGAGCCAGTTTTCACGGACCGGTTCCGCCGTGGAACGAGAGGGACTTGAGCAACCGAGCTTCTCGTAGAAGAGTTGTTTGAGTTGCTTAGGGCTATTTGGATTGACAACCAACTCGTGGTCACCAGTAGCAACGCTAATCGCTCTCTGGAATTTATCGTATAGGTCTGTGACATCTTTAGAAAGTTCCTTATGTAGACGAAGTTTCTCGTTCATGTCAACCTTGATACCGTCAACAGTTGACTGTGTTAAATGAGGATGAAGTCTCATTACATGGGATGTAAAGAATTCGAGAAGGTTCTGCTGTTGCAACTCGACACGAAGTTTGTTTGCAATCGCAAGAGTGATCGCAGCATCTTTACAGTTGTATCGCCAAAAACCTTCGATGTCTCCACCTTCTTTGAACACGTCTTTTTCATCCTTGTAGTAAGGATGATCAGTGTATTGTGAAGTTAAGAAGCCAAGGTTATGAGGAAGGCTAGGATACAAAGTATGATGGGCAAGGAGAGTATCAAAACTAACTCTAAATCGCGCATGATCTTTGAACCCCATGAAGTAACTGTCAAAGTTGCCATTTTGTGCGATGACTTCAACGGATTTGTCATCCGTGACTTCAAGGAACTTGCGAAGGATTAGAAACTCTTCTTCTGGTGTATAGACATTGGTGCTTTTGTCGCGGAAAGCGATACACATCGCCTCGTCTTCTTTATACGCAACGCCGATGCAAGCTGTCTCCATACCGATGACTTCGATGTCAACGGAGATTGTTTTATGTAAACGACATTGTTCAAGATAATTGAGTGCCTCGTCACAGGTCGGGTAAAGGATCGAGTGTATAACCGGGACATGAAAGTCTCCATCAAGAACACGTTTTGCTTTGTCCATGTCCATGAGAAAGACAATCTCAAGGGATGGATCACGAAGGATCATAGCGGGATTGTTAGATACCAGTACAGGAATGTCACCGTAACTATAGACAGAACCACGAAGAGTTGATACGCCCTCAGTACCCAAGAGCGCTGCGATAGCCGTGTTGCCAAGAGCAATAATAAGCTTGCAATTATGAAGGTGACTAAGCTCATATTGCAGTGCCTCCTTCCATAGTTCAAACTCAACTTGATTGACACTTGTATTCGGTGTAACGCGACGCTTGATGACATTCGTCACGTAGCAATGAGTACGAAGAATGCCAAAGCGACGAAGGGCATTCCACAAATGTTTACCAGCAGCACCCATAAACGGTTTGTTGTAAGCAACTTCTTGCTCACCTGGATACTCGGATACGATAACGATTTCTGCATCATCATCGCCATCCATAGCGCATTGAATATCTAGTCCGTACGATGCTGTGTGTTCAGCGAAACGAATGAATTGCGATGTTGACATGTTTTGGCTCCTTAAGTTTTGTCTTGAAGAAGGCGATACGATGAACAGGTATCTTGAGTTTTGTTGATGTAGCAACTTCACCAACGAATGCAGAATAACGAAGCACTTCGTTGATGTCGTAACAACCGTAGCTGTCTACTTTCGGCGGGTCTGGAATTGCCAATTGTGGCATCTTGCATACTCCTTTCGAGTGTCATCTTTATGACGTTTGATTACATCGGATGTAGTGTGTCGAGAAAGTCCAGTAAGCTCCATTAACTGTTTCGGTGTTGCAAAATATGGAGCAGAAAGGACAATTCTACAAAACTCGTACATGATCTTTGAAGAATGATCCTTTGGAATGTCATAACGAGCGATGTCCTCTTGGAAGTAAATGGTGGCAGCAGCACGGAATAACCGTGCTGCCTCCGCATTGTTGAGGTTAAAGGAGATTGGGCTTTTTGTCAACAATTTGCTCTCCTTTGAAAGCAGCTTTTAGTTTCGCCACTTCGTCGTCGATGTATTTGCCCATCTTTTCTACTTGTTCAGGTGTGTATTCGTAAGAAGGGCCTGCGCAATTGCGAAGGACCTGCAACGATTTAAGCACATTCTCAAGACGAGAAGACGCGATGCGAGAGAATTTTTGTGCAGGACTTTCGCTCGTGGTAGCCAAGTCTTCTGCCGCTTCAAGCTCTTCTTTAGTGTGTCCATCATTAGCCATTTTGTTCTCCTCATTTGATGGGCCATATTTGGTCAGGCCACAGTTTCTCTTTACTGTCCAAGCCGGTGTCATCCAGTTGACCCGCCTCAATCGCGATTTTCTTAGCTTCAACATTATGCACCACACGTCCGTGGTTTGTGATAAATTGGATGTCTTCTTCGAGGAACTTTCTAAGTCGTGGTGTTTCCTTTAACAGTTGGTTGTAGTAATCCATTACATGCGATGTAACGGGGATTGGGATAGTGACTTTACAATGCAAGTCTTCTCGAAAAGCATAACCTTCGAGCACGAAACATGCACATGAAAGCCGTTCTTTATGAATAGGTTTCACGTTCGATGTCCACCAATGTATCCAGTGCGTAGGTCAACGATCCTGCGACGTTGAGGATGATGAGCTTTTCTTTTGCTCGGGTGACGGCGGTGTAAACGTTTTGACGGTTTGCGGCACGAGTACGAGAGCATACGAATAGAACAACATCGAATTGTGAACCTTGAGATTTGTGTGTCGAAATAGCATACCCAAGATTGAGATAATGCCGAGGATCGTAGACATATTTTTCTCCTGTGGTTGGATTAAACGCTTCCATCTGTGCAGAGATTTCGATGTCTCGGTCATCCATGTGAAGCCACATGGTGCCTTTTTCTGGATCAAAATCAAGCACACGTCCGATAGAACCATTCATCAAGTTAAGGTTGTAGTCGTTCTGTGTCCAGATTACTTTGTCGTTCTTCTTAAAAGATCGTACGGTCATAGAGCCGTCTTTTTCTTTCTTGAAGATAGTAATCTTCGCTCTTTCAGGATTGAACCGTTGTTGAATAGCCTTGTTAAGGTTCTCCGTTCCGTGAACAGTCTTGTTGGTTGGGCAAATGATCTGCGCTTTGTCAGTCGTGAAGTCAATGTCTTGTGCAATAGTCAAGACACGGTTTTGAGTGTCAACGTTACCGATACGTAGAATTGAAACTTGATCGTTAGCCATAGGCATCTTGTTACGAATGACACGATCAGCGAGTTCAATGATACCGTCGGTTGAACGAAAGTTCTTTGTTAGTGTTACAGAAGGAAAGGTCTTGAGGTCCTTAGCGAACGGAGAGAAGTTAGGGTTCTTTCTGCCAGAGCTATCGTAAGTCCCGATAGGTGGAAGCTGGTTGATGTCTCCAAAGAAACGAATGATGCTGCCTCTTTTCATTGCATCAATGAGAGCACGACGCAAGTCTTCTGCAATCATAGATGCTTCGTCGATGAGGATAGCGTCAAATGGCATTGGGTTCATCTTCGAGTATGCGGGTAGTCCAAAATCGTCGTCGTCTTTAGGAACAGTGAAGCGTAACATCCGATGTGCCGTTGACGCTCGCAGTCCTGTAGCTTCTTGGATACGCTTTGCTGCTCGACCAGTTGGAGCAGCAAGAGCGATGGAGAATTGTGGATCACCTGCAGGAGAATAACCTTTGGTGATTTCGAGTTCTTCTGTTAGTTTTTCATGTGACTTCTTAAGGATCGTTGTCTTACCTGTACCAGCTTGACCAGTCACACAAGCGATGCGAATGGATGTGTCGGCACAGAGTTCAACTGCTTCTTCCTGTTCCTTGGAGAGGATGATTTCAGTTTGCATGTTTGACCTCGTCAGGGAAGAAAATTTGTTTTAGTGTTACAATGTCAACATTGTCAAACTGTTCCTCGGTGATGAAGTATTTGCTGATGATGCGTCGTTTTCCTCCACCGTTTACACTGGTTGTAACGGGTTCACCACGACACTTTGCATAAGCAACACGTCCAAGAAATGAGTAATACGAATAGAAGTAGAAGTCTTCTTGTTTTCCAGTCATTGCTTTTTGTTCCTTTTAAAAGTGGTGGTGGTCTTTCAACCACCACCGAGTTACATCGGATGTAACGTTTCTTATTGTTACACCGTTGCGAGAGCCGACACAGTCTCGACGTTGTTCACCGGAGCGTTCTGATAAACACTGGTGGACAGGAGGAGTTGTGCTTCCTTACCGATCCAGTCTTTCGGATCGAAGGTCGAGCCTTTCACTTCCACACCGAGGGCTTTCAGCAGTGCCTTGTACGGTGCAACAGTCCGACGGTTGTTCGGGTCGGGCAGCGCAACGCGAGAGTACACCACGTTAAGGCCATCAGGCGCGTTTGCAGCATCGTAGTCAGCCGGGAAGTCCGACGGATCAATACGAAACTGCATGTACAGGTAACCTTGCGGTACTTTCTCAGAGTGGCGAATTTCAATGTCGCGCACTTCCGCACGGTAGGGTCCCGCAGGAAGCGGGGTGTATTCCACCATGTCTTCAATGTTACCTGCGAGTTGAATAACGTCCATGTTAGTCTCCTAGATTGCGAGGATTGGCTACCTCTGGTTGACGGGTGTTACATTGGATGTAACAACCCGGTAGTATAACAAGGCTCGGCTTGTTATTGCGGGGCGCTTTCATCACCGGTGAAATGCGCAATTGTTTCGTGAAGCTTTTGCATAGCGTCGGGATCGTTGAGATTGATTTCTACAATGTCAAGACCTGTAGCATCATAGTTCTCTTCATCAAATTCAAATACCTTGAACACTGTCATGACTTCGTTAGCAGCAAAGCTTTTCATGGTGTCTGAGACACCTTCAAGTCTGTGAACAGCAGTCATTGCGTCCCACATATTGAGAGGAGTGGCTTCAAGGCAAGAAACCGCAACCTGTAAATGATGGACAAAAAGTTTGATTGCGTCATCTTGCAAAATCATTAGTGGTGTGGTGGCTAACTCTTTATTCATTTCGGAACCTCCGTTAGTTTACTACGTTTCGCTTTGAAAGCGTCGAATATCTTTACAAGACTTGTAGGTTGTTCTTCGTCAGGCTTTTCGATTGAGTATGGTAACTCAAACTTAGGAACCTTTGTAGTGTCAAAGATACGGCTACCCATCGGAGTAAGGACACCATGAGGAGCGGTGTAAACTGTACGCCTATTACCACT